GACGACAGCGGCTCAAGTAGGGGCTGCGGCTACCAATGATGCACGGTTGAGCGATACCCGAATCCCTACAGATGGCACGGTCACAGATGCCAAAGTAGCCAGCAATGCCGCGATCGGCTGGGCAAAAATCTCTAAGTCTGGTGCAGTTGCCGCTGATGTGGGGGCTGCGGCTACCAATGACGCACGATTGAGCGATACCCGAATCCCTACAGATGGCACGGTCACAGATGCCAAAGTAGCCAGCAATGCCGCGATCGGCTGGGCAAAAGTTTCTAAGTCTGGTGCTACTGCCGCTGATGTGGGGGCTGCTACGGCTGCACAGGGCACGAACAGCGCGAACCACATCGCCGCTAGTGCCAACGTTCACGGCTTGCCTGCTTCAGTCAGTCCGTTAGGGAGTCGTAACGCGGCGGGTGAGTTCATCCAGCACGGATCAGCAACCGCAACCGGAGCCGCTACACCACTAACCTTAAACAACTTCCGTACGGTCGCCGTCACTTTCCCGGTTGCTTTTTCGGTTACTCCGAAAGTCTTCGCAGGCGGATCGAACACTGGCGCGCCTGTAACGGTTCTCTCAGCTTCTGCGACTGGTTTTACTATGGTTGCTTGGGGTGATGCGACTATCCCAGCAACCTACGTTGGCAACTATTTAGCACTGGGCACATGATTAAATCTGAAACTGAACGCGGCGCAATCTACGCGGGTGCTACGCCGTTAGCCTTTACCTGCACCATGGAACAGACCGCGCCTGCTACGCTCTCGCTGAGTGCTGGGTTGCTGACTCTTACGAGTGGCGATAGTTGGGAGATTCCCCCGCTGTCGATCGCTCTCCCCAATGGCACCACAAGCCTTTATCTGGGGTTACTGGCTGGCTCGATCGCCCTTGCGGTTGGATCGCCTATGGGTCAATTCGATCAGTGGTTTACACCGCTTCAGATGGTTGCAGGCTTTGACTCTGGTATCCAGGTGGTAGAGGGTGAGATTGTCGGGGATGTTTTTTGCTTGACCGTGTTACCAGGCTTCCCCGATGGCGCGCAACCGTCGCACGCGGCACCGCTCCCCAACTGGCAACAACTCAAGAGCGAGCTACGCGGCTCAGATCTTTTTATCACGGCTCTCAATACAGCCAGCGAGAAGGGCTTTACACTCTTCCTGAGTACGTTTGACAGTAATGAACCTGCCGATAGTGTAGGGCGGCTCAACACGTTTCAGATAGCGATTCAAATGATTCGTGCGGGTCTAAAAACGGACTACACCCCAGAACAGGTGACGCGCTTCAACGGGTTACTGGCGGCGGCTCACTTCCCGTTGCAGATATAAAAAACGACCGCACAAGGGAGGGTGCGATCGTCAAAGTCAGATATTTGATGAGTGTCTGTCTAGTCTAGACGTTGGTTGCTTGTAGAATTTCGGCTTCTACCAGACTGTTAACCAGGCTTGCCGCGCCTGCGATGTAGTAACCAGACCGTTCGCAGATTTGGCGTAGATAAGCTTTGTCGCCAACTGCCTCCATAATCCGCGCCTGGGCTTTGGTGAGTGTGCCTTGCTTGTAAGGGGTGTAATAAGTGCCTTGCATTGGTTTATCTTCCTGGGTTTGAACGGGTGGGGTATTCGTGCATTTGATCGTCAACCTGTGATGAGGTCACATTCCAGCGGGTTGAACTGTCGCTGTCGCTGGGTAAGCTGCCGTCACCAGTGCCAACAGCATTTGCACCGTTACGCATGGCGTTCTCTTCGCGGTCCTGGGCGGCGCTGTTGTCCATGTGATCGTAGGTGCGCTGATTGTCACGGCCAGAGAAACTACCCTGTTCCTCGTCCCGCGCGCGGCTGAATCTCACTACATCTTCGTTAGCCATTGTTTTAACCTCTAGAGTTTAGTTTGTGTGGACGTTTGAGCCAAGTTTGAGCGGGTCTTATCTGCCTGGTCTGTACTTGCGAGGGCTTGGGGTTCCCTGGTCGTCTTCCTCGGCGTAGTAAAGGTTGTGCCGTTTGTCTGAACTGATGCCGCCTGCACGGTCTGAGCCGTCGTAAGGGTCGTCAATGAGCATTACCCGATCGCCGTTGTCCTTTGCGTTATTCACCGCGTCGGCTTTGTTGAGATCGCTTACGTTGTCGTAGGTGTGCTGGGATTCAAGGTCTGAAAAACTGCCTTGCTGCTCTGGTTCAGCGTCTTGACCGAATAGCCAGTTGAAAACAGACATAAGTTAAGTCCTCTTGGTTGGGTGTATTGCTAAAACTGAAGCGGTGGAACGATACCAGACTCCCGCGCGGCTGCTCTCCGTCGCTGATATTCGGCTTGAGCGGGATCGACTGTTGCGGATATCGGTTGCACGCTGCCGGGGGGTGCTGGTGGTGGGGTTGGCACAGCTAGCGGCTCTTGTTCTGGGGGTGGTAGGACTGGCAGACCGTACATGGTTCTAGGTTTTGCCGCTGCGGGTGCAGGTGCTACGGGTGGCATGGGCGTAGCTGCGGGGGCTTCCTCAACCCATTCGCTACCGTTCCATACGTGAGCGTTTGCGGGGGCTTCGTTGGGTCTGTAGAGTGCTACATCCTTTTTTTTGCGAACGTCATAGTAAGAATCAATGGGTTCGCCTGGTGCTGGCTCTGCTGGCTTGGCTTGGGTGGCGTTGTGCCAAACACTAGAGAACTGCTGCCCGATTTCCTCGCACTTGAGCGCGGTGGCTTGCTGGGCTGGTCCTAACAGTCCTGGTAGTTGTGCCCCTATAACCGCGATCGTTACGATACCGATCGGCTTCATGTAGGTGGAAAACCTGCCGCTGCCGCGATTGTCGTTGTTTAAAGTCATGATAGTTTTAGCTCCTGATGGCTGGAGTAGATGCCGGGGCTGTAGATGTCCAGTCGAACAGCCTCGGTTCCACGTTACACGGTCGAATTTCTAGAATTGCTGGAAGTTCTAAGGAAGTTGTCTGTAAGTAACGTCAACGGCTGGCGACAACGAGGGGGCTTCATCGCTTCGGGCTTCGCGGATCGCTTTTGCTGCCTGTAAGCGTTGTACGAGTTTCCCCATTTTGCGCTGTGGGGCTTCTTCGATAAACGTTGCCAGTTCTTCAATGCGCTGGTTTTCGGTGGCGTCGATCGCTCGATAGACTCGGCTGATCTCGTCGTCCTCGGTGCGCGCGATGCTTCCAAGCTCCGCTAGCAAGTTGTCTTCGGCTTCTTCGGGCTGGAAATTCTGGAAATTCCCGTTTTGCTGGAATTGGGTAAATTCCTGAAAATGTCCCTCGGTTCTAAGCTTCCGCATTTTTTGGACAAACTCGGTGCCGCGTAACCGTCGTTTTTCGCCTGTTTCAGCGTGGTAGAGGCTGGCTTTTTCTGAGATGTGCTTGCCGCATAGTTTTAGGAGTTCTACGCCATGCTGCGGGTAAGGTCCGTTAACGGGTAGCATCACCTCGAATGATTGATAGACAAACTCACACCAGTTAGAAATTGTCTTTTCGCTAACTCCCCAAGCCTTTGCAATGTCGGCTATGGGGGTTAGACCGTCGCTGATCTGTTTAGCTGCAACCATAATCGTGTCCCGGTAGTGGGTGGTAACATTGACTATAAGGCACTATAGCGTAAACTGCATTAATGTAAAGTGCTATGCTTTGGTTTTTTACAAAGGGGAACGATCATGGCAATGGCTGGCGAGGGGCGTAGAAGTCAAGTAACGGCGTACGTACGCGACGATGTAAGCGCGGCTCTGGACCGTGCAGCAGAAAAAGATCAGCGCTCACGATCGCTAATGGCTGCGGTTCTGATTGAAGAGGCTTTAACGGCGCGCGGCTATCTGCCTGCTAAGAGCTAGTGTCTACGCTGGGGTAAATCGGGGCTAATCCTGGCTAGATTTGACTCTAGAGCGTTCAAACGTCTTTCTACCTCTGTCAGCCTGTCGGTTTCGTCCGGTGGCTGTAGGAGGTTTTTTAATGCCAATAAAACAACCTGAGATTTAGAGACGCTTAACTCTGCCGCTTTTTCATCCAGATCGGCGGCTAGGTCTTCGGGTATCCGGACGCTTAGAAGTGGGTTTCCCTTGCTGGTCATGTGTGCTGTTTTCTGTATGACAAACCTATTCTATGGGTGATGACAGGTGACGTATGGGTGATGACAAAGGGTGATGACAGATGTGTAAGACAGACTGATGACAAAACACCGATCCGATGATGACATTTGGTAGCTGTGCGGTCTGACCGTTGCCAAAATTAGCGGGGTAGTTGCCTCTACAGCAACGGACCAAACCGCCGCAAAATGCCGAGTGATTCAGCTTTTCTCTATGAGCGATTTAGTCCAGTTTTGGAACTTTGGACTAGATCACAGCTTTTTAGGGTTCTCGATCGTCCGGTTCGGGGGATAAAAACTCTGACTCGTAATATTCTCGCGTCACATCATAAGCCTCGTCCCAACCTTGCGCGATCAGTTCAGCGGCTTCGGGCACGTAATGACAGACAAGATCCGTTAGGTTATCGGCTATTTCTCTGGTCATGGCTGCACTGCTCCCGGTGTTTCGCGGGTGCCTGAGCGCTAGTTGCAGTTGTGCGATCAACATGAAGGCTCTCGCGGGTGTGGTCGCAACCTCAACGATCGCGGGGTGTGTGCCGATTTTGTGCAAAATTTCGTCGGGTGTCATGGCTTCCTTTTGGTGTGGGTGGTTATAAACTCTAAGACCGTAGCAACGTTGGCGCGCGCGTCGATCATCGCGGTGGTTTCCTTGAGCAAATGCACTTGTAGGTAGTGGCGTTTGATCTTGCCGTCGCTGTCGTAGTGGCAGTAGTAACGAGAGACGGCGGGGTTTTTGCGTTGCTTGTTACCGATGCGTTCCTCAATCCATCCCGAGGCTTTACCTTTGGGCGATCGCCTGCGCGGTTTGGGTGGCTGCTCTGGCTGGTGGTGCAACGGGTTAAGGTGCTGACCGTCCACGGTGGCGATCCAACCGCTCGGCGTGATGTGCTTAATTTTGTGGGCTGGAACAGGGTTCTCAAGCCAGTACGCCTCAACCTCTGGGATTAATGACTGCTGTAGACCACGTAACACGGTGCTAAGTGGCTGCATCGCGTACACCCTGGCTAGTGAGTGATAGCTGCCAATCGCGCCTAAACAGGTGGATCATCTCTTCGATGAGGTCACAAAAGCCGCTATCCCACAGAGTCTGTAGGTATGCGATCGCTGCTCCGCGATTACCCTGCGCGATCGCCTGGTTCACAACTCCAGCGGCATAGTTGAGGGCTGGCGGCTGCATGGGTGGGTGGTCGCGTCTTCGTGCTTGCTTGGCTCCGTTAGCGGTAAAGCCTCGCTTTAAGGCTGCGTTAAGGTAGCCGCCTGGATTTTTGCATTTATTCCGCTGAATCTGCTCTGCCACAGCGCTTATAGCGTTTTCCACAATTTTCCGCGCGGCGGGGGCATCGTGCTGTAAACGTAGCTCCGCCATTGTTCGGCTAATTGTTGCGTTGGTTTTGATTCCCGTAACCGTCGCAAGCGTCAACCATTCGATGATCTCTGAGTCGTACGGGTTGGGGGGCTTTGCCGTTGTACCAAGCTCACCCCTGTTAAGCGGCTCCGCCGCATCCGTTGATGAACCAATTTGATCTTTAAATGTATTAGATCTCTTATTGGTACATTCCGCGTTTTTGAAAGTGGCTCTAGGAGCGGGTTCTAGATTTTGACTTTCGCACGATTGCGAGAGATTTTCGCTCTGCTGCGAATTTGACTCGCACGATTGCGAGGGTTCTCGCTCTGCTGCGACAGGATTCGCACTAGCGCGAGAGGTTTCGCACGATTGCGAGAGGGCAGACACAGTAAAGCTTTCAGCGTCTTGTGTGTCGTTTTCAGCGTCGGGGATCTCCATCACAATCCCGTCTGGGGCTTCGATGTTGAGGCGCTTGAGTTGTTTGAGTGAGCCAATGGCACGGTAGTAGGTTGATTGATGTAGTCCCAACTCCTTGCAATAGGTGGGGACGTTCACTTTGAGGCGTTTGGCATGACAGGCAACGCTGTAGTAGATTAGTCCTCTGGGTGTCAGTAGACCGTCCTCGTAGTCCTTTTTTGCCTGTTCCCAAGTGAGCCTATACCTGCATGGCATTTGTGCGCTGGGTGTCAGCGGTTCGCGGGTGTGGTTTGTCATAATGGTGTTAAGTATTCTTTAGTCAAAACAAAACCCCGAGCCTGCTGGTTACAGGTTCGGGGTCTTTTATGGGCTATGAGGCAGATTTAACGCTTTTGAGGTAAAGTAACGCCGCCTGCTCTAACACGTCTGACAGGCTGCAATCTTGGCTAGCTGCGAGGACTTTGAGTGCTTTCTTCAACTCCGGTCTGATCCGTGTGGTCATGTTCTCGCGGTAGTCGGGTTTGTTCTTGATCATCTTTCCCGGTGGATGAATAACAATCACCAGAATAACGAATAATCACGTAATTATTGCGCCTCTTCACAATCTTTTTTTAGGGGCAAACCTGGGCAGAGTTAGGCGTTTTCTCGAACGTTTCCAGCCACGCATCGGACTAAATCACCCCAAAAACAATGCCGCCGCGATCGCCTCGCTTATGATTGTGTATAGTAGGGACTCGTTAGCAGCTAGGCTCTAGCCGTTGAGCCTATAAGCCCTCGTTCTTCGGATCGGGGGTTTGTAGTTTTGAAGCTGCAATGCCGCGCTACAACGTCCCGCGCGCCTTCGCCTGCCGCCGCGTTTCGTCGTTCGCATCACCGCGCTGGGCAAACTAAGGGCACTATCTGAGGTTTAAGGCTATGTCTAAGAAAGCAAGCGCGATCGTACGGTTGGGTGGCTGGTTGAGTTCGCTATTTTTGAAGGGTAAGGACAAGAAGACGGCGATCGCTGTCGCTGATCGGGTGGGTGATGTGATCGACCAGTAACCCGCGCGGCGCAAACGGGCACGCGGAGCTGGAGAGGTTGGGCAATAGCGCGGCGTAGGGCACTGAAAAACCGCGTAGCGGGGGACTACGCGGTTTGTCGTGTGCTCTGGGGTGTTAGCCTTCGCTGGCAACCACAAACGCGGCGTAGGCTTTCGCTAGGTTGCAGATTGCGTCGTATGCTTCCTCTATGGCTTCACTGTCGCGGATCGCTTTTGGTAGGTCATCTAATAGCTGACCAGACTCAAAATCATACTGACCATCATCAGCAACTTTTTCGCCTATGCCAGAGAGTCCGATCGCGTCGGCTGCTTCTGGGCTGATTGCTCTAATGGCTTCTAGATGGGTGTTCCATGCCTCCGATCCAACGAATGAGGCGTACAGGTCGTTTTGTTCGATAAGCTCGTTATACATGATTGTTGTTTCCTGTTTGGGTGAGTTGTGGTCTGCTACGCGGCTCGTCGGGGGTGGGGTTCTAGAGTGTGGGGATCGATGGGCGATCGATCCAATCTGTATGCCAATCTTTGCAAAAATTGCAATAGCGCCTTGCTGCGTCTTCTGAGTTGTAAGAGCCGTGCCCACAGCAAAGACAGAGGATTGATGCTGACTTGGGACCGAGAATATAGGTAGCGCAACCCGAATTTTTAAGCGCATCGCGCCTATAACTTGCGTCTACTAGAAGCTGTGCAAGCTCCTCTTTAGTCATCGAACCGCTCATAGGCTTGCTCTTGGTTGGGTGAGTTGATTTTATCTACTTCCGGCGCGAGATAAACACGGTGCAAGCGAGGCTAGCGATCGCCTGCTCCGTCCAGTCGGGTAGTATCGCTGCTAGCTTCCCGGCGATCGCTCCCATCTCGATAATGTCATTGTCGTTATCGGGTCGGGCTACGCCTGGGGCGGCGGGGGCGGGGGCTGCGGTCGGTGCGCGGCGGCTCTCTAACGCTGCCATGAGTTCGGGGGGCTGGCTTTTGGCAATCTTCCATTTACCTTTAACATACTCAACCATGATGCGATCGCCTTTTTGTAACAGGTCACATAAGCCGCCTGCAACCCAGTAGAGGCGCGTTTTTTCGCCGTCCACTTCTACGGCTACGGTTAACTCTGGCTTTGCGTCGGGGATCTCGCTGGTGGCTTGTTTGGGGTTGAAGACTAATACTGCCCATTTCGTAACGTTAGTCATGGCTCTAGTTCCTCGCGGTCGGTGCGGATGTGTTTAAAGGGGCTGCGGTTCGTTGGCTCTAGGGTTCCCGGTCTAACTTCTTTGAGGTCGAATGCCTGGGTCGTTGCATTCCAGTAGTAGTACGTTGCTTTTGACATACAGTAAGCGGCGATCGTGCGTGGTAAGTGGTTCACGTTAAAACTCCACTTCTTCAACGTAGAAGGGGCACGATTGAGCGTAGGGATCGAATGCTCCGATACGGCTCTCAATGCCTGCGATGGCTCGTAACGTGCAATACTCCAGCGCTGGGACGGTTGCGCCTGATAGAAGGCTCTCAAACTCTGGGCGGCTGCGGTGGTGCTGGCATTGTCCACAGGTCGGTAGCGGCGGCGGTGTGGGTTCTTCGTAGGGGATTGAGTCAAGCCATTGCTCAAAGCTTTGGGCATCGGCGGCGGCGGGATCTAGTGATAGCATGATGGGGATTGCTCCTTATTCTTCAAATGTGCGGGGCATGAGCAAAAAGCCGTTTCATTCTTGGTTGGGTGAGCGGCTTTTTGCTGTGTGGGTGGGGTTAGTCGGTTAGCTCGTCGTCTCGCATCGCGTCGTAGGCTACGTCTCCGTCATCCAGCGGATCATCGTTTTCGGCTTCATCGTCGTCGTTGGCGTTGGCTTCTGCCTGGGCGATCGCGTTGCGCTCATCGATGGCGGCTCTGCACAGCGCGATGATTTCCCCTTGTTTGATAAAGCGGCTGTTAACCATCTGGAAGTATTCGCCATCAATGCAGCAGTAGATACTATGCAGATCGAGCGTTTCGGCTTCGCAGAGCATGAACGACTCACCGCCGCCATAATTGCGCCAATTAAGCGGGGGCATACAGCAAAGCATCTCCATGTACTTTTCTGCTGTGATCGGTGTGGGTAGGCTGATCATGGTGGCATAGGTGATTTTCTGGATCGATGCTACGGCATCATCTAGAGTCCAGATTTCTACGCCTGGGTAACGCTGCCGTATCTGCTCCAGCGTTTCGCCGCCGATGTATGCCTGCTCTGTGCCTGCGGCGATCGTGTCGATAATGGAGCGATTACCGGGGACGTAGAAACATCTCCGCTCTCTGGCGGCTTTCTCTTTCGCTTCCTTCGCCTTATATACTGCGTGTTCGATGGCTCCGCCGCGCGGTACGTGCCTATTGATGATGTGCGCGGGTAGTTCTTCGTCAAGGTCTAAGCCTTCAGTGTTGGTCTTACCGAGGATTTCAGCGCGTACGGCTTCGCCATAGGGCTTATCTGTGCAGTAATGATCGAGTTGCTCTGCTTGAATGGCTAGCGCGGTGCGTAGCGTAAATTTAATATTGCCTTGCATAAGTCCTCTTGGTTGGGTGAATTGCTTTGACTCCTTCATTCTACCATTGCTAGCGATGGCAAGCCACACTACAGCAAGCCTTTATGCAATCTTCATATCCATTGCTAGCGGTCGCTACGAGTGCTAGACTTTAGGGGTAGAGTTTGGTGATTGTATGCGTGATGATCAAGGGCGTTATCGTGAGCGTCCCGATAGCCTGGGCAAGACTTACGGGCTGCGTGTGCGTAAAGATCTCGATCCGGCGCTGGCAAGCCTAGCAGCAGCAGCACAGATGACCCCTACTGAGTGGTGTCGTCAGGTTGTAGAGGCGGAGATCGAGGGTGCGCGGCGTGGCTAAGAAGCTTAAAATTTATCCGGTAAATCCATTCAGCACGAATCTTGAGCGGTTCTCCTTTCAAGAGCGGTATAGGCTCAAGCATTCCGGCGTTTACAAGATCACTAGCAAAGCTACAGGGGAGTTCTATATCGGCTCCTCTAAGTCGATTTTTAGGCGCTGGCAGGGTCATCTAAGCGCTTTAGCGAAGGGTCAGCACTCAAACGCTTTAATGCAGGTTACTTATTCCCTGGCTGACAAGGTCGATCCCTTAGATGTTTTTGAGATCGAAGTGATCGAGGTAACGACAGACTTGTTTGAACGTGAGCGGCATTGGATTGAAGTTCTGAAGCCTTCTTTTAATCGCTATAAGCCAGTCAAGCCACAGACGCAGCAGCGAACGCTTGAGGCTGTAGCGCGGTCGGTCGGTTGCAAAGACACTATGGATCTTTTTGCTCAACTGTGTGATGGTCGGTTGATTGTTACACGGTCAGAGGCAGAATAGAGGGAGTTGTTACACGGTTAACCATATGACGCGTCCGATCAATGCGGGTAATTTTGCTGTTAAGGGTCCGGAGCCTCGCGGTCCTGCGTTGGCGTTGCGGTTGTCTGCGTCCGTCGATGCGGGGCTGCGTCGTGCGGTCGGCTGGCAGAGCAAGGAGAATAACCCACAGCTACGGGATTTTGTAGAGTCTGCCGTCAAACAAGCGCTTAACGGCTCTGCGCCTGCTGCGGGTGGCTACGACGCTGAACGCATCCGAACCGCCGCGCGGCGGGTCGCTATGACCATACAACCGAGGGATCGAGCAAAGATCGTCAAGGCGTTTGATGCCTTGCTGGGTGAGTTGTTAGCGGGTGAGTAGAAGCGTTTGCGGTCGCCTCTCCAGGTTGCCGCCGCTGCCTTTCACTCCTGGGCGGGGAAGAGGGAGAGCGCGAGAGGGAGAAACCGGGTTATGGGGGTTTCTCAACTCTCGTATAAACAAACGTGCGAAGCACAACTGCTTGAAGCACTGGGCTAGTGAGCGAGTCCCCCACTAGGAAGGCTGCACGGCTCCGCCGTGCGACAATGCCCCTAGTGTGACTCGCTCACGAAGTAAGCGACCTGTCACGGCTCGCGCCGTTGGTTGCGTAGCGTGTGAGGCGTAGCACTACTGACGGCTGCGAAGGCTGTCACGGCTTGCGCCGTTGCCTGAGTAGACGGAAGGAAAAGAAACCGCGTAGCGACGTTAGATCCGGACTGGGGCAGGCGCAGCCCGGTTTGGTTGGGCAGTCTGCCCAAGACACAACGAAAGCCCTACCGCGTGGTGCAGTAGGGCAGTTGCCTAGAATAACCAGAGTTGTTTCTTATTCGTGATCTTGCTCTTAAGAATCATGTTCAGGTAGTCTTTACCGCGCCTGTTACAGTTCCGTTTCCATTTGATAAGCGCGGCTGCACAACCGTACTTGGTGCTGGGTTTGTAGATGCCGATAGTTTTGAAGATTTCAGCGAACTCTTTACCGCTCAACGCTTCTGACAACTGCATGACTGTGGTAGGGTCGGGTGCGTCCTCTCCGGTGCGGTCGTAGCGTCGTAGTCTGTACTGTAAGGCGGCACAGTAGACAATTCGTTCTAGCTTACGTTCCTTACTGCCTGTGTAGGGGATGCCGATTAAGCTGCATAGACTAGTAAGCTCTACGCCTGTGAGGGGTGTTAGTGCCTCTCTAGTCCATGCGTCTAAGTCACTATGAACAATTTCGCGTAAGAGTGTGTGATTTTTCATGGTTCTTGGTTGGGTGATTGTGAACTGCCGCCGTTCTGGGGTACGTGGGGGCGCTACTCCCCGTTAAGCGCTGTGGTCTACTGGAAGTAGTGAGCAAAAACGAGGCTTTCAATCGCCGCGTCATTCATGAGCCATTCGAGCGCCTTTGTGTTGGCTGTGTGCGCCTCTTTCCAGAAGCGATAACCTGCGCCTTGCGGTCGTGACGCATCGCCGGAGTAGTGGCGTAGAGCAACTAGAGCGGTAATGTCTGCTTGCTTGCTGATGATGAGGTAACAAGCGAATTTAAGGGCGATGAACTGTATGAGATTGATTCGATTGCTGCGCGCAATGTCAGCCAGTGCGCGATCGATCATCTGCGGGGTGGGTTGAATGTCCATGTCTAAGTCCTCTTGGTTGGGTGATTTTGAGCGCCATGAGCAAACTTTTACCGCGCGTGTGACTCCGCGCTGCCTGTCTACGCTGCCGCCGCCGTCAGCCGTGCGATCGCCGTCTCTGGTTTCTTCCAAGCCTGCCAACCGCGTACCTTCAACCTTCTGCCTTCTGCTTTCAGCGCCTCGATGGTCAGTGTGGTGTAGTCGATAACTTCTAGAATTTCTAGAATTTCCACAACTGCGGGAACTTCTAGAACTTCGGGCATTTCGGGGGCTGCTGCAACTTCTAGAACTGCTGGAATTTTTACAACTTCGACAACTTCTGCAACCTGGCGGCGTTGTCCAGAGAAAGCAAGCACAGCGATGACTACAGCGATTTCGAGTACAACTTCAAACATGGTCTTAAGCTCCAAAAATTTGTATGTGCAGAGGCGTGAAGGGATGCTCTCTAACACTTGATAAGAAAAACGACAGCACACGCTTTAAGGCTGGCTGTGCGCCGTACGAGTAACGCTGATGCGTTTGGTACTCCAAACGTGCGACCAGATCTATCAGCACAGTCAGGCATCGACCGAAGACGACGAAGGAAGTCGGAGGGAGGCGTGTGCTAGCTTACCTGCGGCTGTCAAGTGTGAAGCCCCAGCGGCTTGAGCGGCAGACGATGACAACACCGCCGGAGGCAAAGACAAACCAACCGCGTAGCGTCGTTAACTCCGTTGTCCGGGTTCCCGCGTTAGGGATAGGAGCGGTATGCAGGGAAGGCTATCGCCTAGAGGCTGTTAACCTGCCGTGATCGCCGGAGAAGAACGCGGCGGGTTTACAGCGTCTCAGCGATGCCTGACCGGAATTTAGCGGATAGCCCGACCCGTAGGGGAACGCCCAACCGCTGCTCATGCAAAAAGACCGCAGAAAGAGGCTTTAGCTATCCTATATCACCTAGAATAAACACAAAAAAGCCGCTACAAGGAGAGTTAGCGGCAAAATCAAGCTTCTGGTTATTCAGTCATCACTACCCCTCTATCTTATGGGCAGACTCGGCAAAAAAAGCCAGCGTAACCACGGTGAACTCTACCCAGAGACAAAATCCCTACAAGTCATTCTGAGCATGACTCCAACGGGCAAGAATGCCTTAGATCAACTCGCTGCAAACCTCTCGCTGTCGCGGTCTGAACTCATTGAGCGGTTGGCACGCAATTTACTAGATCTTCACGCAGTCAGCGCAAATCTAAGCGAAATCAACACCCAAAAAACACAGCTTTAGGTATCCTATAGCGTGTTCGTCCCAATGCCTGTAAGCCTTTCTCTGCGGATGATAGAGAGATAAAGCTTCTCAGGTATCGCTATGAACGACCAACAAGACTCTCAACTTTTCACCACGATCGGACAACTCCAGGCGCGCTTGCAGCAACAGGTTGCCGAATGCCGCGCCGAGCAACGTCAAACAGAGAGTAACTTTCGAGAAATTGGGGCATCTACTAACCGTCATCAAGTTGAGGCGGCTCTACTCAAGCAACGGGTAGACCGCTTAGAAATCGACCTATCACAGGGGCTTACTAACATTCGTGAGCAAGCCAAAGCATCTCCCGCCGCGTTCCCGGCTGGTCGTCAAATTGCGATGGCGGTTGCCTGCGCGATCGCGATCAGCTTGGCATCGTCTCTACTCACCATCACCTACGACAAACCAGACCGCATCGCTGCACCGATCAGCGCTACAAAGTAATGCACACTCAAACCGCTCATCAACTGATTGAATTGGACACTGCCACGATCGCCGCTGCACAGCACACGATCGTTAAGTTAATGGCAACTCAAACGCTAACGGCATTCTCTCTCACGGAAGCGATCGCCTGGTTAGATGCCCAACTGCCCACGCTCCGCAATGCCATTGACTTGCTGACTTGGGCAAATGCCATCGAACAAGCCGCCGCGCTGCCTGCCGCCGTAACGCCGTTGTGGAAGCAAGCACTCCAAACAGAAGGCTATACGCTCCGGCTACGTGCGCGATCGCTGCCAACGCTGGGACATAGTTACGCTGGCTAAAAGAAAACGGGCAACTATCGCTAGCTGCCCGTCTCGCATTGAAGTTATTCAGTCTCTATTGTGCCAATGCTTTCAATCGTTTAACTTCAGAAACCGCGTAAGGCACACATTCGCCATGAACAGGACAAGGCAGAATTTCTAGTAAGCGCTGGCGATCGTGCAGCATTCCATCTACTACTTGAACGTATTGCCATTGTTCATTAGGGGTCAGCTTGTCCCATTCATCCTTTTGAATAACGTTCATTACTTACCCTTATTGTGCGGCTACTTCGATGGCTAGCCCTCTCTCTTCCGCAATCTTGCAGAATCCCTTGTAGAGTTTGTCTGCTGCCCTCGCTGCATCGGGGTAAGGCTTCGCGGCTCTGGCTAAATGTGCAAGTCCCGTTGGTGTTCTCCCCACAATCTCCTTCAACGCGCGCGCTGCGTCACCACTGGGATCGACTGCCTTGAGATACCGCTTACTGCTCTGAGTAAAATTCGATTCTGTGGGGGTATAAATCCCGCGTAGCCGTACCTGTGGCAGTCTTGCGGGTGCGGCTGCTTCGATCGTAGGGGCTGCTTCAACGGCTGGTGCTGCCACAACGATGGGGGGCTGTTCTGGGGTAAGCGCTGCCTGCTGCCTGTAACCAGCGTTAACCATTGGCGCTGATGCTTCAATCTTGGCTAGTGCCCGTAGTGCAATTTCATCCGCTAACTCATTCACAATCTCGCTAATCGATCGCCGCGTTGCCGCCGTTACGCCGTTGCTCGTCGCCGCTGTCGTCTCCAGTTCTGCGATTGCCATAGTAGTCTCACTAACGCTATGCCCTAAGCATACATTCCGTATCTGTGTAACGACAGCCTTACCACCGACATAGAACGTGACCGCGTTACAGCCAGTCAGCAAGTAAGCAAAGTCATTAAAGGTCTGCCAATCTTCAGCAAGGTCTGCGATCGCTGCGGTGTCACAGATGATAGTTAGCGTTGCATCGTGGCGCGTGATGAATGCTGCTGCTGCAAGTGCAGGGTAGTAGTGGCGTAGTCGTTCGTGTTGAAAGAGTGCGATCGCTGAGTAGTCGTCGTCAGTGAGGGGAAGCATGGCAGGGTCAGGCATAGAGTGACTTACACAGTCTGCCCAAAGGTTTTTTGGGGTGTCTCAGCAGCAATACGGGAAACATATCGAGAGGTAGCGAATTTTTTGCGGGGCAAATCGGCTCAAAAAGTATGGCAAAGCAACCAAAAGTAGCGCGGATCAACAACGCCAACCGGGGCACGTACGGCGGCGGCGCACGTTTTACGCCGGGGGATCAGAAAGCGGCACGATCGCAGAATCAGACGGCACTGAAGAAGCTGATCAGCCCAACGGCAAACCCTGCGGCGGCTGTGGCTGGTGAAATTGGGAAGATGGTCGAATGGCAGACGCTTTCTGCTCAGGATATGGGGGAAACCTACAGCCCCAATAAACAGGGGTCAGGTTTTGGGTCACAGGTTGAACTACCGCGCGGTAACGTCGATCGCTATACGGCGGCTCTGCGTGGTCGGGCAGAAAAGCAGGGTGTACGCTTTTTAGAAGATCCGAGCTTACACAAAAAGATAGCAAACCAATTCAGCACTACAGACACAACCGATTTTCTGGGGATGGCTTTAGACCCTGAACAAAGGCAACAGTATAAAGGGGATATTTATCTTTCACCGCGTTCTAATCTCAGTTCTTATGATCGGCTGAATGTGCTAACGCATGAACTAGGGCACGTTTACGCGGGTCACGTTAAGCGGGATTCTGACGCTTTTAGCATTGGGTATGGTGCAAAGGAAACCGAAGCCCAAACGATTGCTTATGGTGTGCAGAATCGTATTTACCCTTGGCAGAAGCAACCGTTACAACGCGCGGCGGAATACAGTTTAGACAGTCAGAAAGGCGGCGGTGAGATTGGCGGCGCTGTCAGCATGGGGAAAGACAACTTTTTTGGTATAGAACTAGGAACGCCGGGGGGCACTGATCCGGCTGCTCACTTATCAGACAAGCAGACACAAGCGCGGATTAATGCGGCTGTTAATAAAATCGCTCCGAATGCGCGTAAGCCATTTAAGGCGATGATTCCAGAGGTTACGGGGTTGCCTGTGCCTGCTTCGGCTCCGATTCAACCGCCGCCGCCGTTGCCAGTGCCTACAGTGAAGCAACCGCCTGCGGCTAAAAAGCCACACAACGGTTTGGGCAGCATGGCTGATCCTTTTGGTATGACTGCTTCGGCAAGGCAAGCGCCTGCGGCTAAACAGGGTCGATTGGGTAGACAGTTGGCGATTGATCCGCCTGATATGGACGATTTTAAGTCCTTCTTCAGTGACGAATTGGGGTTTGATCAGCCGATCAGAACATCGCGCGGCTTGGCTATGACGGTGAAAAGTCCTAAGCAACAAACGATCAACGTCACCGCTACTCCAGTGGTTGAGCCGCGCGCGTACCTGAAAGCCGCCGCTACGCCTGCGCCTGCTCCGTCTACTGACGTTGTGAGTTCTGGCTTCCGGCTCAAGCAGCAGACACTAACGCCGCGTGACGTTGCCACAGGTGCCCCACGTTCGAGCGCCGTGCTGCGTGATGGGGTCTTTGAAGACTCCTTCAGAGTCAATCAACCCGCGCGTGCTGGTGCTGGCGGCTTCAGCCTATCGAGCGATCGCAATCTCAACCGACTACTCACCACTACGGGCACCTCTGGCGATAACGCTGGCTTCGGGCTGTCGGGTAAGCTCAAGCAGAATGTTACACGGTCAGAGTCGCCTGATACGACCGTCGCGGCATACGATCCGAACGCTCCAACGACCAAACCAACCAAGCTCACTCAACAGGCAGGCGATCGCCTCTTCTCTCCGAGCGAACGTCAACGGCTGAACCAGCGCGGGGAATATGTTGGGCTGGGCAATACCACTACTCCGGTCAAGTCCCAGAATCCGGCAATGGTGAAGCTCGGCGCGCTGGTCGATAACGTTAAAAAGGGGTTCTGGACTCCCGATCAATTCCGCGCTGAAGTGCAACGGACAGGGCTACAGAGCAAGTTTGAATCAGTGAAGCAGCTAGGGCAAACACTCTTTGGCTCTCGCGGTGGTGGGGAAGTCTACAGCGGCACCATGCAGCAGTCAGCGCGGCTCTCCGGTAACAATCCCCAAGCGGTCAAACTGCCACAGTCCACAGAAGTCTTAGGTGAGGCTGGCTTGTCACTCGACAGTTTCCGCATCAATCAGCCGCCGCGTGTGGGTGCGCCTGCGTCGGCTCCGTCGCGTTCCCTAGAGTTCAATATGGCTCTAAATAAAGCGCCTCTGGGTGGCTTTGCGGGGGATTCTGGCTCTGCCAAACTCTCACCGATGACTAAGGCTCTGGGCTATCAAATCAAGGGACCGTCAGAAACGGGGCTACCCTGGAAAGTCGCCGCCGATCCTAAGACTGGTGAGATGCTGACGCTACAGGGCAAGCCGCTGCCGCCGTTGGTGGGTCCATCCTTCCCGACTAACCCTGATACGCCTGCGCCTGTGAAGCAGTCAGCCGTCAGCGGTCAACCGTCAGTGTTTAAACAGGGGTTTGAGGCTTCGACGGGGACAGGAACAACCCAGAAGCAGAGCTTTTTCAAACGTACCCCAGAACAAACGGCGGGTATGGGGTTGGGTGATCGGCTGAAATTTGCGGCGGGTCGTGCCGCTGGTGATATCGCCTCGGATGCCTCACGTAACCAATACTGGCGTTATAACCATCCGCTAGCGATCGCGGGGGCTGGCTTTGAGAAGTTAGCCGGGGGGAATAAGTTAGGGGCTGCGGCTGCCAGCTTTGCAGGGATTCAAGCGCTGGGGCAAACCTCCAACCAGTTCGATTTAACCAATCCTGGGCAAGCGTTCCGACCAAAGGGCATGAGCGCGGCTTATCCGGTATCTGAGGCAGATAAGACCAAGATCGCGCCTGGTGTCGGTGGCTATGCCAAAGAGCTACTAGGACGCTACGTTTTTGGTCGTAATGGCAACCTGCTCCCCTTCGATCAATTCAGCAAAGAGCGACCGGACGTTAATCAGGCAGACTACAAGCGTTATAGCCAATACCTCAAGGGCGGCGGTGCCAATGGTCCCATGCCTGCGGGGACGATCGACGTGGGGGGCTTCGGTGTCCTCAAGGCTAACGCTAACGGGATCAATGGTCCAGAAGCGCGGCTAGCAGGTTTCAGCGTGACACCGCTCGGAGCTGCGGCGGGTACTGCGACAGCCACAGGGGTAGCAAGTCTCTGGAATAAAGGGCTACGTGGTCCAGCGATGAAAGGCTTGGGCGTAGTGGGCACAGCTTTAGACTTTTCCAACCGTCGCCGCGAGGGCCAAGGGGTAGAGCAAGCGGCTAAACAAACCGCTGTATCGTCGTCGGCTGCTCTGATGACTGGGCAATATGGCGCGGCTCTCGGTGCGCGGCTTGGTCCCGTTGGGGCTGTCGCTGGTGCGATCGTCGGGGGTGTGGTCGGGGGTGTGGCTGGCGATAGTGCGGTTAAGGCTGTGGATGCCAAAGCTAACGAAATTCGTGCGGTGCAGGCATCCGGCAAAGCTGACCCGATTAGTAAATTCCTGGCTGCTACTCCGATTGGTCGGTTAGCAATGCGCGCGCTGCCGGGGCGTAAAGAGGCTGAGAAACCAGCAGCAGATCAGGCAATGGCTACGGCAACCGATCGCCTGCTCAAGGCTTCCGCTAACTACAAACTGGTGCGGCAACCTGACGGCTCCGTTAAGTCAGTGCCTAACGACACAGGCTCAAACGTGCGGGGTGAGGTGGTGAAAGTCTCAGACGGTGACAGCTATGAACTACGGACCTATGACCCAAAAACTAAGCAGTTTCAAACGAATAACACTCGACTAGCGGGGGCTGATACCAGAGAGACAGCCGATCATGATAGCGATCCGTCTACTGGCTTCTTCAACAACATGATCAAAAAGCAGATTAAGGATCAGGGGTTTGCTGATAAGAATGCTGTTTTTGCTCAAGGGGAGAAAGATAAACAAGCTGCCTCTAAGCTCCTACCAGTGGGATCGATGGCGTATCAAACGGCTACAGGTGACTCTACACACGGTAGACCTGTGGCTGATGTTTCTAGCGAAGGGGGTAAGGATGTGGCGGCAAAATTGACTGAATCGGGCAATGCTCAGAAGTTCGAGAAGGACAAGAAAGGGGGGGCATCGGACGCTACCCGCGAGAAGATTGCTCAAATGCAGTATGGCAAGGATGGACAGGGCGATCGCAAGCTCAAAAGTCAGGAGAAGATTGCCACTCAGGGCAACCAGACAAAAATTACTGGCATCAAGTTGCAGAATCAGGGCAAACTCCAGAACACCGATCTACAGGGGCGTTACAAAATTGCCAATACTCAAGAGCAAAATAAGGGCAAACTCCAGAACACCGATCTACAGGGGCGTTACAAGCTTGCTAACACTGGTTTGCAGAATCAGGGCAAGTTACAAGTAGCTGACTTAACCTCTGGGCGGCGGCTGCAAGGTCAAACCTACACGGCTGATCGTAAGCTGCAAGGTACGGTCTACAGTGCTGACACTAAGCTACAGGGCACAACGTACACCGCTGATCGTCGTCTCCAGGGCACCGCGTACACGGCTGATCGTAAGCTTCAGGGCACCGATTTAAGCTCTGGGCGCAAGCTGCAAGGTGATGCATACAAAGCCGATCGCGGCTACCAGGGCAAAGTTGACTCAGCCAAAATCACCGGGGGGCTGAAAATTGCCCAAGAAGGTGTGAAACAGTCCGGCGCTGCCAACGTTGCCACGATTAAAGCCGGGGGGCAAGTCGGCGCGGCTAGAGCCAATGCAGACGGTAAAGCGTACGGCGCTGATCGAGTGCTGGAAGGGGCGCGCTATAAAGCTGATGCCACTGTCAAGGTAGCCTCAATCAAATCGGCTGAGGCTGAGACTAAGGCAACCTCTGAGGGGTCTAAGGCTCTGGCTTCCTACATGAGCAACATGAACCGCGATGAGGCGCGTGCTGAGTCAGAGAGTCAGAAAAATCGGGTAGCAAAATTACGTTTACTGGGAGTTTATTAAGATGGCATTTTCTACGCCTGGGCTGATCGGTGGTCCTCGTACCACTACCGTTATGAAGGCATCCGCTCCCAATCAGAGCAAAATGGCTAATAACGAGCTATTGAACCAATTGGAGAAGCTGAAACTAGAGCAAGCGATCGCCGCTGCTCAACGGGGTGGTGCTGCGCCTGCGCCTGGCGCGGGTGGTGCTGCTCCGTCTGCGGGTGCCCAATCACAAGCACAGCTACAGGCGGCGGCTCTGGCGGCTCAAATGCAACGGCAACAAGCGGCGGCGGGATCAACTCAATCGCTTCAGACTGAGCGGCTGCAATCGTCTGAGCGCATGACAGCGACACAACTAGCGGCTCAAATGCAGCAGCTACAGCAACGGCAGGGGGGCGATCGTACGATGCAATCTGATCGACTTCAGGCGGCAACGTCTGACATGATCACACGTATGAACCTGGCACGTAAGGCACAGGGGGACGGCTACGAGTCACAGCGTACGATTCAGGCAGATCGACTCAATCAGGCTGATCGAGCGCTGGCGGCTAACATTCAGGGCAAGCGAGATCTGCAAACAGATGGCTCTGAACTGGAAGAAAAGCGTAAGAAAGACTCTGCTGCGCGTGCGTTGGCGTTGTTTAAGTCGGCTCCCGGCAACAGTTTGGGCAAACTAAACGTAGCCGGAGCTAGAGCGGAGTTAGGATAGTGCCACAGAAATCCCCACAGTTTGACATTGACAAAGCACGGTCACAGATGACCGCTGAAGACCTGGCAGATTTTGATCACCTCTGCCGCTTTAATCCTACCTACAGCGATATTCAGGGCAGGTTGAAAGAGTTGGGTTATACAGTCAGTCACTCGGCTGTACAGAGTTGGTTTACTGCTAATTATCCTGTGGGGGAAGAGGCAAAAGTCATCAATGCCCTTACGCTGTCGTATACGGGTGTTGAACCGTTCCAGGCGTTGCAAATGTCTATGAGTATCGCCGTCAGTTTGACTGATAGCTTGATGAAGCATTGCGATGAATCGCGGTTAGCCAGTGCCTCGGCGGGGGATCTGATGATGACGGTGGGGGGCTTGCTCAAGGAAATGCGAACCTGCGCTAAGACGTTGCAAGATTGGAAAGTAACGCGCGATCGTAAGGGTTTAGAGCTTGCTGGGGGCTATCGCCTGGTTGAAATCCTTCGCAACCTCTCAGAAGATAGCCCACAGGCTACGCACTTGAGAGACTTTTGCGATGCTGCCATAGCTCAACTAGAGCAAGAGGTTAACGGTTAGTGCTTTACTTTGTCGGCTGGCATCAAGCGAATAGCGGGGCATCTGGAACACGCAACTTTGAACGCTGCCTTATCTCAATCAATCGCCTTCTGGATCGAGTGGCTGATTTTGTTGTGAACGACTGGATTCTAGACAGTGGGGCGTTTACCCGCGTGACTCGACAACACAGAAGTAAGGGGCATCTCTCAACCCGTAAATATGCCGCGCTAGCTCGTCGGTGGCAGCGATGCGGTCGATTGGTCGCCGTTGTCAGTCAAGATTATATGTGTGAGCCGATCGCGCTGGCGGCAACGGGTCTAGATGTCGCTACGCACCAAAGAGTTACACTGCTTCGCTATGACAATCTTTGCAAGCTGCTTGATGGCTCTGGACTGTATGTGATGCCAATACTACAGGGCTATGAACCGCAAGAATATGTAGACCATTTGCGGCTGTATGGCGATCGCCTGGTGCCTGGTGCCTGGGTGGGAGTGGGATCGGTCTGCAAGCGTAACGGCTCCCCTGCCAGTCTTCTCACTGTGCTGACCGCTATCAAGCTAGAGCGTCCTGATCTACGCCTGCATGGGTTTGGGTTGAAGTTGACCGCGCTGGGCTGTTCTGGGGTAAGCGCTTTGCTGCATTCGTCAGATAGTCAGGCTCATAGCTTCGCGTGTCGCCAGAATAAATACTCACGTTCTAACAATGATCCACTAGGGGCGCTTGCTTATGTTGAGCGGGTTAACGCCGTCGTCCGGTTCCCCCACTCGGGGAAGGGTTGGGGATGGGGTGGGGAGCGCTTGCACCACTAGCAGCCGTCATTCCACATGGGCGCGGGAATCGTCTTTGGCTTCTCCGTACAACATTAAGCCTTCACAAAAAGAACCGTAGAGCAACGGTCGTCTTAACAATGCAGCAAAGGACACGCTAGAAATATCAGAATTTCTAGTATTTCCCATGCCTGTACGCACTTCTAGCCGCGCCAAGTATCGCGCCAAAAACCGCAAGAATGAGCCTGCTCCCGCTACTCCAGAGGCTCTATTAGCGCGGCAAGATTTAGGGGCATTTGGGGCGTATGTGGTGGGTAAGAAACCAGCCGCGCATCACTCTAGCTGGTTCCCTTACTTAGTTACGGGTGAGTCTTCAACGGAGCTTAATGAAATTGCGGGGGGCAACCTTTCGATCCTGGCTCCGCGTGGCTCCGCTAAATCGACGTGGTTAGCGTTGTACGCCGCGTTCAGCATTGGGCTTAATCCCCACATCCAGATTATCTATGTGGGTTACTCCGAATCGGTAGCACTGAAGCAGTCCCGCATGATTAAGCGGATCGTGGCTTCTAAGCAGTATCAGCAAGTCTTCCCGTCCATCCGTCCCGGTCAACGCTGGAGTGATAGAGACTGGGAAATTGATAAAGAATTTGCAGGCGTTACGTCCCTTGACTCGGACTATACATTTTACGCGGTGGGCTGTCAGGGGGCAATTACAAGCCGCCGTAGCTCACTCATTATCTGTGATGACCTTATCAAGTCCAGCGCGGCGATCGCTAACCCCGACACGCGCGAGAAGATGCTATGTAACTACTCCGAGGTCTTGGAACCAACGCTCATCCCCGGCGGTCGCGTCGTTAGCATCGGTACGCGGTTCAGACCTGACGATATCCATGCAACCGAATTTATCGCTTCTAACGGTTGGGAAGTCGTACAGCAGAGCGCGATCGAGACGGACGAGCGGGGCAACGAACGCTCCTACTGGGCGGCACGGTTCGGGCTTGAGTCGCTGCAAAAAATCAGAGACAGAAAGCCGCTGATCTTCTGCTTCCAGTATCAAAACAAGCTGCCTGACAATAGCGAAAACGCGATCATCCGTCCTGAGTGGATTGTGTATGACGAATGCCCCACAACGTTCGATGAGTTGGTTCTAGGGGTCGATTTGGCTGCGTCTGAGAAGACCAGGGCAGACTATACGGCTATGGTTCTCGTCGGTCGCAAAGCTGACCTCTTCTATGTCGTGGATGTTATTGAATGGCGCGCGGTCGGCAACGTGGAGAAGATCAAAAAGATCTGCGAATTGCGTAAGAAGTGGGGCAACTTCAAGGTGATCGTTGAGAAGGTTGCCTATCAGTCCAGCTTCGAGGGTGATTGGAAAGTCGAAATGCAACGGCGGCGGCTCTCTGGCTTTGGCTGCGAGATGGTGACACCAAAGGGCGATAAGGACAGCAGACTAGAGGGCATTAGCGGGGTGTTCAGCAACAATATCGTGCGGTTCTCTCGTACTGCCAAGTGTGGGCGGCTAGTGTCGCAGCTACTTCGCTTAGACTTAGAGCATGATGATTTGAGCGATGGTTGTGAGATGGCGATCGCACGCTTGCAACGTCGCAGCAGACGACCACTGACAACCGCTTGAGGTTTCTATGAATGACAACCGCGTAACTCAAGAAGAGATTGATGCACTGCTAGACAGCGCTGAAACTGAGGAGCATACGTTCTGGGGTAAAGAGTTAGTTGTCTCGTATCGCTTCCCTAGTCGCGGCGGGTTTACTGTGTCAGGTCGAGCGCCTTGTGTTGATCCGGCTAACTTTGATCTTGAGATTGGTCGCAAAGTGGCGCGTGAGAAGGTTGCTGATCAGCTTTGGCAATTAGAAGGCTATCGGTTGCAGTTGGAGCTTGCAGCACAACCAGACTGGCAACCTGAGAGAATGCCGCCGCTTGAGCATGATCCTGACTGGCTCGACAAGATGCAGGCTGGCACCACATCGCCGCCGCTGCCGTCAACGTCTGAATAGTTGCTAATCGAGCGATCGTTATGAGACTCCGTGACCATTGGCTACTCTACGACTCGCAGAAGGACAGAAGGGAGACGCCGATCGCTCAACGCTTAGAGGAAGAAAACGCCTTCTACGCGGGTGCTGCGGTGATGCTGACCATACTAGAGGCAGACTTAGCCGCCTACCGTCGCATCATGATGGAGAGGGCACCATAAAGGTTTTTTGGGGGTGTACCCCAGAACAAACAGGACACATATCGACAGGGCGCGGATTTTTCGCAACCTTAATTAACGCTAAAACACCCAACCAAGCAAGACTATGACAGAAGATCAACGGTCAGAAGTAGGTGAAATTCTCCGCCGTCTCGGGCCGCCGCGTCAGTATCCGGATCGCCGTCCTGGGGATGTCGTAGAGATGCCACTTCAACGTGTGAAGACGTATCAGAACGATGCTGTTACTGGTTTACCGCTTAGTTTTACTACGAGTGAGGGAATGAAGGTAAGGCTTCAGATTGCACCACAGGGCGATCGCTTCATTGTTCTGGGGCTAGTGCTATGACTGAACAACCAACAACCGAACGACTCGCCGCCGCGCTTGAAGCCGCCGCCGCGCCTGCTGCGATGATTGAACGTGCTAGAGCGGGTTATTACGATGACTATAAGAGTGAGCTAGCAACGCCATGCATTCAGCTAGTACATGACCTGGGGGCTGCTGGCTTAAAGGAGTTGCAAGACCGCGCGATCGATGGGGAATTTGATGGCACACGGGAAGAATCAGACGCATGGTTTCAGTCTGAGGGCAGGGGGATGTTGTTCGATTCGTTCATTGAGCAACCGAAGCGAGATAAGCCAAAAGGGTTTGGTAAATGACCTTTGAGACGTTGAGCGAATCAGAGCTAGAGTTGCTTTTAGTCATCATGTGGAATTTCACAACGTCGCCGTGTACGCTGCCGGACTTTGTTGAGGGTCACGGTCATTTCTACTTTGCCAACCGTCTAAGAGCGCTTGATTTTGATGACATCGATCGCCTGTGGTTGCGGGTGTTTGCGATTCTCTACCCTGACACTGCGACCGTGTAACAACTACTCCAACCGATACGCCCCAACGTCGCCGCTACGAATCACGCGAGAGATTGAGCCGCCGTTGCTCCATTCCACATGATCGATCGCCCAATCTTTGAGCATTGCCGCCGCGTAACCTTCGGCGTGTGGTGGGTGCCATAGAGGGTTAGAGACTGTATGCCATACACGGGTGCCCCGAATCTTCACTAGCAACGTGAACTCATCTGTTCTGGGGTGTGGGATCGTCTGTGATGGTCTGGGCATTCTGGAGAAATGGCAACATTACCAGAAATTCTAGCGGGTCAGGGGGAATCCCTCGTTGTTCACAATCATCTGCAACAGATGATCACCTTTGCGCGCGCGGGTGGTGTGGAATTTGTCAGCCAAACCGATCAGGGTGGCGTACGCAAAACCTTTATCGATCGCCTGGTCCGTAAGAATCGCCTCAAGATTCGCATTAAAGCCATGCTAGTGCGGCTCATCAAAGGCGGCAAAATGTTGTTATACCTCCGCTCGGTCAAGGATGGCTATAGAATCCACGATTACGGTAAAGAGAGTTATCGCGCCTATTACAACAGTGATGGCGATCTAGAGTCGGTGGTTATCATCTACAGCTACAAGAAGATGGATGGCTCTCAAGAGCGCGATCGCTGGGTCAAGCTGCGGATCACGGCTCAATGGATTGAAAAGCAGGAAGGGGACGCAAAGCCAGAGTTTAACCAGGAATATAAGAGTACAGAAGTTTTTCCTCCGGTTGAGAATAGTTTGGGCTTTATCCCTTGTGTGGAAGTCCTCAACCCTGTGCCTGCCAGCGATAAAGAGGGTGTAAGCGATTTTGAAGAATTGGCTGCAAAGATTGAGGCTCACGATGATATGGTCACGGCGATCGTTGATAACGTCGATTTTTTCTGCCATTCGCCGCTGTTGACTTCGCGCGATGCGAGCGAGGTGTCAGAGTGTACCGGGGGTGATCCGCTCCATCAATCCGGCGTAGCGTTTGCCTCTGGGTTTCGTCCTGCTGGGGCTGCATCAACCGCCGCCGCGCCTGGTCGCACTCGTCGCAGCCGCCGCCTCAAGAAAGTGATTGGTGGGATTGATGAAGGGGAGATGTTTTCTCAACTCGACATCAACCCTGTGCCTGCTGACTTATTGAACTTTGCCAGTGGTTACGAGTCGCAGCTACGCGAGAGTATGGGCGGGATGCTGGAAAGAAGCATCAACACAGCCACAGAGACAACGATCGTGTACGGGAAAGTGATGGCAACGGCGGCGGAGAAGCAGAGCGCACTCTATACGCTGGGGCTGTGCGAAATCCTTGAAATGGCTCTGTATGCCGAAGAAATGCTTTTTCTAGCCAGTCAGGGAACTATAGGGCTACCAGATTTGGGCGATCGTACCGTCAACTGGAGGGCTGCTCCGGTGTTTGTTGAGTCCACAAACGATATCAACCTACGGACCATCTCGGCGCGTAACCTCATGAAATTCGTGGGTGTCAGCGCTAAGGAGGCTCTTAAGTACACGTTCCCAGGCAAGTCAGATTCAGAGCTAGACGTAATGGTGGGTGATGGTGGCTTTCCATCGGATTATCTATCGACGGCGATCGATATGCTCACTAAGCTCAATGCAGCGCTTGATCCACTGACGCAACTCCCGATCACTGACCCAGCGACAGGTTTACCGCTTTCCTCTCTACTGCTCCCATTCATCGTAAATAACCTCAACTATGGACAGCAATTCAACCCCGAACCCGACAACGATAGCCCCGGATCAGCAGACCCTAACAGCGCCATCGCCGCCGCTCTCGCAACCGTCGCCAGAATCCAGCAGTCCCAGCAGCAGCAACAGTTGGACGGCGTGGAGTCAGCAAATGCTAGGGAACCTCTTCAACTCCCAACCGAGGGAAGCACAGTCAACGGCGGCGGCTCCGGTGGCTTCGGCGGCTTCTTCGACCCCAACCGCTCCCCAATCCTCAACGGACTCAAATCAATCTTCTAGTGAGCCAGCAGTAGACGAGAACGGCTTTCCACTTGATGAGGGTTATCTACGCGAGCAGGGTTTAGACCTTGTAACGCTTAACCGTGAATATGTCACGCAGCAGGAGCAGATTGCCGCTCTCACTTCCGTTCTGGCTGATCCGGTGCAACGTGCTGAGTTTTTAGCGGCTCTTGACTCAAATGGGAATAATAACAACGTGAACAACGATCCAAACAATCCAGCGGTACAACGTCAATCCTTCCCCGGTGGTGCGCCTGGGCAGACCCAACAAACGCCATCGTTAGAGGACTACTACAACCAACTACAGCAAGTGGTCGCGGCTGGTAATCCAATCGACAACATGGGCGCAATCCAAGCCGCTTATGACGCGATTCCTGATGAGGTCTACCGACAACTCGCCGGGACGTTTATCAGAGGCGACTACTAGACCGTTTCGACCGTGTAACACTCAACGCTTGCTCAACTACTTACTCTCTCCTACCCGTACAGAAAGATGCCGCTATTTCTCGATGATGCCGTCCCCGGTCTTTTAGGTCGTAATTTGATGCGTTTCGCTCCGGCGTATAGCGCGATGAAAGTGTTTCAGCCTGCCGTAGTCCATGATTACCAGGCGGCTCGTACCAAACAGGTGCAATTAGACAGGTTTAAGCCTTGGGGTGAGAAAGGTCTGACCAAGAATGCGAGACGGCGCGACAAAACGCAAATCGTTGGCACTGGTAACAGTGAGGGGCTAACCAAGACAACGAAAACGATCGCGATCCATGAGCATACCGGACCGTCTGACGCTTTCGGCAACCCTTCGACCTTGCATTTGACGAAGGAAGATATGTTGTTTGCGAGGCAACAGCTATTCCAGTACGGCATGACTAAGTTTCATGAGTCGATCGGGTCTGCTAACCTCGCTGACGACTTCCAACGGTGGTGGGATCGCATCCACTATCTAGAAGCAATGTCTACCAGTTACAAGTACAACTCTGGCAATAAGCTCGACGCGGCTACGCTGGTCACAGATAAGTTCACTTCTAACGACCTAACCAACATCCGTTACAGATTGGCTGTCACCAATACGCCTCGCTTCCAAGACGGCACCTATCACGGTGCGATTTCTGAGGAAATGTTGACGCATCTTCTGCAAGATGAAGACTTTAAAAACTTCGCGCGCGCCATCATCCAATCTGGGACGCAACCCGTAACGCAGACCTACCAAAGCTATGGACCGCAAAGCATTGGGCAACAGATTACAGGGATGCCGATGCAGGGTGAGCAAGGTCTGCCGCCGATCGTGTACAACGGCTTTACCTTGTACCCTTCCAACAACCTACCGACTCGGACAGTTAACGGCTTAACGGCACGGCTTGGCATCTTCACAGGTCCAGGCGCGATCGGCATCGGCTCCGGTGGGCGTGGTCCAGTGATCGAAGTGGATAGCCAAACCGATTTCAACAGACACTATCATTTCATCTGGAGCTGGTGGGGCGATATCGTCTACCTGCTCGATGATGATGATTCTAGTGGTACTTGTGTAGAGGCTCGGACCTTCGCGCCGATTCTGTAATGTCTGCTCTGGGCTAGTCATTAAGCGTAATGGCTAGCTACTCACCCCTCACCCCTCACCTTAGACCTATGGCACTTACAGGCAATTTTACAGATAATCGCGCGGCTCTCCTGGCTGGGGTGGAAAACCTTGAGCTAGGCTTTACCGCGTGGGCGATCTACGGCTCCGCTGCGATTTCGGTCGCCGCTGGTACGGCTGTGATCACCGATATTAACGGGCAACCGTTTACCGTCCCCGCTAGCGCTGCCGACCCTAGTTACATCACCTATTGCAGTTTCTACCTGCCTGCGGGTGTGGTGGCTGATGCTGCTAACCGTGTGCTTAAATTGGCTCCACTTGCAACGACAGCGGCAGGACCAACGGCGGCTAGTTCGCTGGTATCCGGAGCCTCTCCCTTTGCCTATGCGGCTCAAGGTGCGCTGAGTGCATCGGTGCCTGGTGTGGTGTCTGCGATTACTGCCCCTACCACTTTCGCGCTGTTTTCAACGGATGGGGCTAACGCCGCCGCTGGTACGTTCGCCGCTGTCTCTGGGACAATCTATGCTGACTGTCAGGTGCTTTTCCTCAAGCGTAAACGTGCGATCGGTCAAGGTGGGGCACTTCGCAGCCGCGAACAAGCTTACAAAGCAGCTGGCGTAGCTGCTGGCTCTATCTAGGTGAACTAATGAAACTAATCTACAAAGGGCAAGAAGTCGAAGCATCCGAGATTAAAACCCCTAGCGGTGATTCGGTGATCGGCTATGAAGTTGAGGGTGAGATCTTAATGCCTCAACAGGTGCAACTTTTGGATGGCGATGCTGCAACGGTAGAGATCGTTGAATCAGTGATTAAGAGCAAGCGCAGTAAGGATACCACTATCATCTAATGTCATCCCTGAGCGACTTAGATAAATCTCGCGTCCGTTATCACCTGGGCTATAACGAGAGCGTGCCTACGGGCGATCGTGCATTGTTAGAGCATCGCATGACTCGCATTGCTGACAGCTTCACGGTGGGGAAGATTGTCGATAAGCTACTGCGGTGCGATCGGTCGTTGGCAGAAACCGAAACCGATGAACAATCCAGCGGGATTAGCTCTAAGCGCATCCTGTTAGGGGACGTGAATAGAACCGATGTCCTTTACACTCAAGAACCGCTAGAGAAGCGTATTAGGGCATACAAGCGCGATTGTGATGCGTTGGCGCGGGATCTGGGTGTGGTGAACTGGAACGATCCGGAGATGGATGGCTACAGAATCTACAGCGATACCATCACCGATCCACAAATCCCCGCGCCTGTGGAGATCACGATTAATTTAACGCTGGGCACTGACCTCTATTTGTACTTTGCATAATGGCAGTTAACAAAGCGCCGATCTTCGTTGAAAAACCCGCGCTGTGGACCGGGGCACTCACTACCCAAGCATTGAGCCGTGATGGTACTACGGGTAATGGGCTGCTACTGGGGATTGCTTCAGAGTCAGGCTTTTTGCTCTACTCGGTGTGGGCGATTCCATCGGGCAACTTTACGGCTAATACGCTGCGGCTGTTTCGGCTGGCAACCGGGGCAACCGTCCCTAGCCTCATCCTGGAGACGTCGATCGCCGCCGTCGCTGGGTCAAGTGAGACTGTAGCGATTCCTCGGACCGCTGTACCACTCCCTGACGTTCTTACCCCTACGGGTAGCTTTGGGCTGCTCCTGAGTCCCGGCGATCAGTTGTTCGCGGCTCTGGGTGTTGCCTCCGGTGTGGCGCTGCGGGTATCGGCTCACGGTGGACAGTACCAATTCGGCTAAGGGGTGAATGGGTGAATAAGCCTCGCAAGCCTCGCTCTGTTACACGGTCGAATGCTGGCGTTAGGGGTCGTGCGCCTGGGCACTCGCCAGAATATACCCCAGAACAGACCGCACGGTATAAGTCGCAAGCGCTGCGCTACTCGAAGGCTGTAGAGTTAGCGGTTGCTGGTCCTAGCTTTGTCCAGACAGGGGACGGCTTGCAGCTATCGACGGATGTGATCAGGGGGAAGGGGCAAAACGTTTTCGAGCTGAGCGATCGGTTGTTGTTCCGGTACTCCAGTGACCGATCGCCGCGCGACTACTGGACCGTTCAGCTAGAGGGTGCAAAGTTGACGATCGACGGTGATGTAGTTGTCAGTGGTGATCCGCCTGCGGTGGCTAACTGGGCGTTCGCTCATCCCGATTTCATCTTTGCGGCAACGGGTGTGAGGGAGGGTGAGCCGGGGGGCATGATGACACCTCTACCTGCTCCGCCTGTGTTGCCTACTGGTCCCGCGCCGCCTGGTGCAACTGCTCGGACTTGGGAGATCAACGTCACTCAATACAACGGACCAACTTATCAGTATCAAGATGGTCAGAAAGTGACGTTAGCGGCTCCTTCAGCGGTTGTCTTTCCGCCGTTCCGCTTCGCTGATTTTCCGTCTGAGGCTGGGTACGATCTCACGATCAACACTATATTCAACGCGGCAACTCAAGAGACTAACTACCTTTTTGATGTCGATCCGATTCGTAACGGCTTCCGCTCTATTACTTCAGTTGGTGCCTACTTCCCTCCTGGTGACTTGCCGGATGAAGCAATCCCAAAGCCTACTGGTAACTCGATCGTCTTTACTGAATATCGCTACTTTGCCTACACCCTAAAGCTGATTAGTGGCACGTCTCCTTCACCGACTGACCCGAATCCCACATATACCTATGACCCTGGCTTGCCGCCGCTGCCTGGTGCGCTTGCGGGTGGTGAATGGGAGAGCAACATTCTGACCTTCAGCGAACCGCAGACGGTGACGATCGCCGCTAGTTACGTGATTGAGTTTGCTAGTGATGTGGCTTCCTCGGTTGAGTGGCAATACAACGGTGAGACGGCGGGAACGTTGCAACTACCTGGGGGCGCGGCGGGAACGTATCAGGTAGAGACTGAGATCGAGTTACCTGCTAATACAGCGGTGCAATTCTTCATTCATCTGCTGCCTGAGACGCATCTAAATAACGCCTTAATCAGCTTGCCTGTGGGCGTGGGGGATGTGGCTTTGCGGTGTGATTGTCCCGACTACTCGCGCGGCGTGGGTGCGCTGCCACGTTCGCGTTGGTTGAGTGAGGGGGGCGATCGTGATTGGTCCGGTAGTGGTGCAGGTTGCGATCAGGATGAAGGCTGCAAGCACATCATCGCTACACGGCTGCACGTTGGGCTAGAGCAAGAGGCATACACAGACATACCGCTATAAAGGTTTTTTGGGGTAGGCAGACAGAGACGCGGGAACACTATCGACAGGTCGCTAATTTTTCACAACCCTAAATGGCTGCTAAACAATGGTCGCTAATTTTAATCCCTCATGGCGCGGCATCACTAACGCCCTTCGTCTTGCCGTCATTGCTGCCGGGGGGACTCCAAGCGTGACAACTTATCCCGCTAACTGGGGCGGCACCATACGCGCGATTGATGACCTTAAAGCGGCGATCACTGCGCTCAATCCTGGGGTTGCTCTGGCTGCCCACGTTGCCGCCGTCGATCCGCATCCGCAATATGCGCTTGATTCGGACCTTGCGCCATACGCTACAAGCGCTAGTTTGTTGGCTTACGCCACAACGACAAGCCTTAACAGCCATACCAGCAATACCAGCAACCCACACGCGACGACAGCGGCTCAAGTAGGGGCTGCGGCTACCAATGATGCACGGTTGAGCGATACCCGAATCCCTACAGATGGCACGGTCACAGATGCCAAAGTAGCCAGCAATGCCGCGATCGGCTGGGCAAAA